AACAAATCGGGTAACTACACTAAGCCTACCATGCGTAAGAACCTGTTTAACTCTATTAAGTCTGGCGGTAAGGGTGGTAAGCCCGGTCAGTGGTCAGCTAGGAAAGCCCAGATGTTAGCTAAGCAATACAAAGCTAAGGGTGGGGGCTACAAGAACTAGCATGGCATTAAAGAAACCCCAGAAGAGTTTAAAGTCGTGGACTAAACAGAAGTGGCGTACTAAGAGTGGCAAGCCTAGTGCTAAGACTGGTGAGCGTTATTTACCTACTGCGGCTATTAAGTCTCTTAGCAGCAGTGAGTATGCCGCTACAACCAGAGCTAAACGAAAAGGCACGAAGGCAGGTAAGCAGCATGTGGCTCAACCTAAAAGTATCGCAAAGAAAACCAGAGCCTACAGGAAGGTAAAGTAGCATGTGGAACATTATTGGTACAGCCCATACTTTAGCAAGCCTGTTGTGGAGCTTCTTCGGTTGGCTAAAGAAGGTAAACTGGAAGACTGCCCATAAGGACTTTCCTAAGTGGTTGCGTAAGAATATGAAGTGGGTTGTTGCTTTCATCGTATTCCTAGCGTTTGTGCAGTGGATAGTTACGATATGAGTATTAGCTTAGGTTTAATGGATTACTTTCCTTTACCAGCTATGCCTTTTGATACGCACAAGAACATTGTATTTGAATCAGGTAAGAGTGACACTGTAGAGGTCACACGAAAAGCAGAAGATAAGAAGTCTGATAAGTACAGGCATGAAACTGCTTATGCTTATCACCCACAGAACCATAATAGGTTTACTACACAAGGACAGCACGTAGACTTTGTAGTAGCATAATAAGAGGTAGTTAATGCCCTATTTAACCAGCAGCATTCCGTATTTTAAAGCATGGGTAAGAAGAGAGTATACAAAGAACTTAGAAGAATATCAAGGCCAGTTTCTACACTGCATGGTGATAGGGGTAACGACTCTACCCAACAGGACACTAAGCTTCCAAGTTATCTTTACAGGGTGCGAGTCAGACGAGTCTCTAGAAGAACAGAACGTTCACGGGGGGGCTATGTGGGCTAGGTTGCCCCTGACAGCATTAGTAGCAGACACGCCTTTAGAAGAGTGGCCTGAAGAGCTACCACCTTATTTAGCACAGCCTTGGGATTGTATGTCTCACTGGCACTCTGTATATAAGCTAGAACGAGCAAGCCCTGCACCTTGGATAGCAAAAGTTGACGGGGAGTTCTACCCAGCAAAGTACTACTTTACAGTTGACTACACAGACAGTGAAGTTGCAGATGACCCAGCACAACACAAGCAGTCACACGTTTTAGAACTGCTAGATGCTGGACCTTACACAGGTAACATGGTTGCGTTACCCAACAATAGAGTGAGAGTAACTCACCCTGCGTGGTTTGAGACAGGCGAAGGTGCTCCTGACTTCAAGCCTAACCAACATACGTACAACTCAAAGGAAGACGTAGGGTATGTATGGGATACGCAACGAGTGTTCAACAATCTATATAACGAGGGTTAAAGAAGATGAAGAAGCCTACAGAAAACCAAAAGGGTTTGAAGAAGCTACCAAAGGGTGTACGTAATAAAATGGGGTACATGAAGGATGGTGGTAAAGTTAAGAAAAAAGGTTATGCCAAGGGCGGTATGATGAAGAAAAAAGGTTACGCTCTAGGTGGCTCTACAACGCCTATGGAAGGTGAGCAGAGCCGCTACCGTCCATCAGCTAACCGTGCGCCACAAGGTATGATGTCAGCTAGGGGTATGACTGCTGGCATGGGTATGGCTAAAGGTGGAATGATGAAGAAAAAAGGCTATGCCAAGGGTGGTAAAGTTATGACTTACAACTTAGGTGGTATGGTAAAAGAACAGCGTGATAACCGTAAGAAGAAGAAATAAAGAATGGCAGGTATTAACTTTAGGACAGCTAGTAAGTTTGCTGCTGTAACTGGTAACTCTGCTAGTACAGGTGGTAGTCCTAATAATGCTACACTATTGTTTACCTGCCCTTCTAGCCATGAGGCTGAGATTGTATTCCTTCAGGTGTCTAACGATCAGACATCTAACTCAAACATAGGCATCCAAGTGTATCACGCAGACACAAATACATACCATACATTTGTTTTGTCTGAGGCTATCACTGGAAGTTCACACACTCAGTTTATTGGCGGTGGCCCTCTGTTCCTACATGAAGGCGATAAGATACTAGTCTATAGGCACACCTCAAGTCACGACTTTAGTGCTACACTATCTGCCCGTTTATACTTCACACCTGCAAGACGGGTATGACGAAATAGCATTTCTAATCTAGCCATACATATGTTATAACTATCTCGCACAACAATAAAAGGAGATAGTGCAATGAAATGGCTTAACAACATGTTAGAAGGTTACAAGCAAAGACAGCTACGGCGTGTAGCTTACTGGCAACTTCAGAACTTAACAGACAATGATCTAAAAGATATTGGCATCCATAGGTCAGAAATCTACAGGTTAGCATACGGAAAGTAACATGAGTAAAAGACAACTTACAGAAAAACAACAGGCTTTTATGGCAGTGCTCTTTGAAGAGGCTGGTGGTGATGTAGTTGTCGCTAAACGTTTAGCTGGGTACAGTGACAACACACCATCAACGGTGATAGTAGAGGCTTTGAAAGATGAGATATTTGAGGCAACTAAGTTATACATGTCTAGGGTTGGTCCTAAGGCTGCAGTGGCATATGCGAGTGCTTTGGACGATCCTACCCAGCTAGGTGTTAAAGAGAAGATGATGGCTGCAGGTCAGATACTAGACCGTGCAGGAGTTGTCAAAACGGAGAGGGTGTCCGTAGAATCGACAGGTGGTTTGTTTATTCTACCCCCTAAGAATGCAGATGATACTGAGGCTACGTAAGGAAAGACCTCTTCAGAACGAATACTGGATGCTGCCTAGAGTACCTTACAAGGTAAAGGTATGGCTACGTATCCCAAGAATAAGTAAGTACGTTCCGTTTGGTTACGAGATAGACCCTGAAGATAATGAGTGGTTAAACCCCATACCAAAGGAGTTAGAGCTATTAGAGTTAGCTAAGAAACACCTGAAGCAGTACAGCCTACGCCAAGTAGCAGCGTGGCTAACTACACAGTCAGGTAGAGATATAACGCATGATGGCTTAAAGAAACGTATAGATGTCGAAAGAAAAAGAAAGCACCTTACTACAATTAAACGTGAGTACGCCAAGCGGCTCCAAAAAACGTTACACCAGATCGAAGCGCTCGAAAAAAACTACACAGGCCGCTACACCTACGAAGACCAAGAAGGTATCAGCAGTAGCTAAGCCCCCTGAGTATGAAGTAGAGGAAGCACAGAACATTGTCTTTAGGCCTAACCCCGGACCTCAGACAGAGTATCTAGCTTCAGGTGAACGTGAGGTTCTGTATGGTGGCGCAGCAGGTGGTGGTAAGTCTTACGCTACCCTAGCTGATCCTCTACGTAATATGAACAACTCAGACTTTAGTGGTCTGCTTGTACGACACACAACAGAAGAACTAAGGGAACTCATACAGAAAAGCCAAGAGTTATACCCTAAAGCTATACCCGGAATAAAGTGGTCTGAGCGTAAGTCGCAATGGACTACACCAAGAGGCGGCACACTTTGGATGTCGTACTTGGATAGAGACACAGACGTTATGCGCTACCAAGGTCAGGCGTTTAACTACGTAGCCTTTGACGAACTCACTCAGTGGTCTTCCAGTTTTGCGTGGGACTATATGCGATCCAGATTACGTAGTGCAAACAAGGACTTAGGTTTGTACATGCGAGCTACTACTAACCCCGGTGGCATAGGTCACGCTTGGGTTAAGAAGATGTTCATTGACCCAGCCTCTCCGAATACACCTTTCTGGGCAACGGACATAGAGTCTGGCGAGGTATTACGCTTCCCTGCAGGGCATAGTAAAGCTGGTCAACCCCTATTCAAGAGAAGGTTTATACCTGCCAGCCTCTTTGATAACCCTTATTTAGCTGATAGTGGTGACTATGAAGCAATGCTTCTGTCACTACCAGAGCACCAACGCAAGCAACTACTAGAAGGCAATTGGGATGTTAATGAAGGTGCTGCCTTCCCTGAGTGGAACAGAGCCATACATGTCGTGGAGCCTTTTAAAATTCCCTCAAGCTGGACTAAGTTTAGAGCTTGCGACTACGGCTACGGGAGTCATACAGGGGTTGTCTGGTTTGCTGTATCACCCAGCGAGCAGCTTGTTGTCTACAGAGAGTTATATTGTTCTAAGGTTACAGCTACTGATCTAGCGGATATGGTACTTGAAGCTGAGAGTGGCGATGGTAGTATAAGATACGGTGTGTTAGATAGCTCCCTGTGGCACAAACGAGGTGACACTGGCCCTTCCTTGGCAGAGCAAATGAACGCAAAGGGATGCAGGTGGAGGCCTTCAGACCGTTCACGAGGCTCTAGGGTTGCAGGTAAAAACGAGCTTCACCGCCGTTTGCAAGTTGACGAGTACACCGATGAGCCAAGGTTAGTGTTCTTTTCGACTTGCACGAACTGCATATCACAGCTACCTAGTATCCCTTTGGATAAAAGAAATCCAGAAGATGTAGATACTAATGCAGAAGATCACTTGTACGATGCTATTAGGTATGGTATAATGACAAGACCTAGAAGTTCTTTATGGGACTTCAACCCAGTTTCACATAATGCAGGATTTCAGGCTGCAGATTCAACCTTTGGATACTAAGTAACATGGCAGAAGAAGATAATGTAAACGAACAAGGTGAACTGTTTGAAACAGATGATGTGTCTGTTATTCAAGACGGGGATGACTTAGATGTACCTAGCGTAGTGTCTTACGTTGAGTCACGGTTTAGTCGTGCAGAAGACGCACGATACGCAGATGAGAACCGATGGTTACGTGCTTACCGAAACTACAGAGGTTTGTATGGCGGTGATGTACAGTTTACTGAAGCTGAAAAGTCTCGTATATTTGTAAAGGTCACAAAGACAAAGACCCTCGCAGCTTACGGTCAGATCGTAGATGTTCTATTTGGTAACGCTCGTTTCCCTCTAACGGTAAACCCTACAACACTACCTGAGGGTGTAGCTGAAGCTATGCATATCAGTATAAATCCACAGGCTGAACAAGCTATGGACCCCCTGCGTAGCGCTTTTGAAGAAGAGCCTAAAGTAAAGTTTCTGTTTGACCCTGATGAAAAGCTGAAGCCGGGCGAGACAATGTATGACCGTATGAAGCGTATGGGTCCACTACAGAATAAGCTTGACGCTGTGTCTGACAAAGTTATGGAAGGTCCGGGTACAACGCAAGATACAGTAACATTCCATCCTGCTATGGTCGCAGCTAAGAAGATGGAAAAGAAAATACATGATCAGTTAGAAGAGAGTGGAGCTAATAAACAGCTTCGCCATACGTCTTTTGAGATGGCCTTGTTTGGTACAGGTATTATGAAGGGTCCGTTTGCAATTGACAAAGAGTACCCTAACTGGAATGAAGATGGTGAGTACGATCCTACCATTAAAACTGTACCGTCCACTAGCCATGTATCTGTGTGGAACTTCTACCCTGATCCTGATGCGTACAACATGGATGAAGCAGAGTACGTAATTGAACGTCATCGAATGACACGCTCTCAGATGCGTGGCTTGAAGTCACGTCCTTTCTTTAGAACAGATTCTGTTGAGAAAGCTATCCAGCTTGGTGAGTCTTACGACAAGAAGTATTGGGAACAGGATATGCAGGACGATGACCAGCAATCAGGTTCACCAGAGCGTTATGAAGTCCTAGAGTTTTGGGGTTACGTTGACACAGACATACTAGAAGAAAACGGTGTACGTATTCCCCGTGAGCTTAAAGACGCAGAACAAGTAAATGTAAACGTATGGGTTTGTAACAACGAAGTACTACGTCTTGTACTCAATCCTTTCAAGCCTACACGTATTCCGTACTACGCTGTACCTTATGAGCTTAACCCTTACAGCTTCTTTGGTGTAGGTATTGCAGAGAACATGGATGATACGCAGACACTTATGAATGGGTTTATGCGTATGGCAATAGATAACGCTGCCCTGTCAGGTAATCTTATTATTGAAGTAGATGAAACCAATCTTGTACCGGGTCAGGACTTATCTGTGTACCCCGGAAAAATCTTTAGGCGGCAAGGTGGTGCTCCGGGTCAAGGCATTTTCGGAACTAAGTTCCCTAATGTAGCCAACGAAAACATGCAACTATTTGATAAGGCAAGGGTATTAGCAGATGAGAGTACGGGATTTCCTTCATTCGCACATGGGCAAACTGGAGTATCAGGAGTGGGAAGGACTGCTTCTGGCATCAGTATGCTTATGTCTGCAGCTAACGGCTCTATACGAAATGTTGTCAAGAACGTAGATGACTATCTTATTGGTCCTATTGGTAAGGCGTTCTTTGCGTTCAATATGCAGTTCGACTTCGATAAAGAAATCAAAGGAGACTTAGAAGTAAAAGCTTCTGGTACAGAAAGCCTAATGGCTAACGAGGTACGCAGTCAACGTCTGATGCAGTTCATGGGTGTAGCCTCTAACCCAGCGCTTATGCCGTTTGTAAAGTCTGACTATATTATTCGTGAGATTGCTAAGAGTATGGACCTTGACCCTGATAAGGTGACGAACTCTTTGGGTGACGCTGCTATTCAAGCAGAGATACTCAAGAAGTTTACTACACCCCCTGAACCCCCAGCAGGTGCAGAGCAAGGTCCACCGTCACCACCTACGCCCGGAGCAGCCCCAGAGCAAGCAGGAGTTGGCGTAGCAGATACCACAGGAGCAGGTGGCGGTAACATAGGTACAGGTACAGCACCCGTACCCGGTGAGCAAGGATTCACTGGCACATGACAATAAAGAAACTAGTGAACGATAAACCTTTGTGGGATGACTTCTTAGAGGTGCTTGACAGTAAGATTGATGTAGTGCAACGTAGGTTAGAGCAAGAGACATCTATTGAAGGGGTGTATCGTGCTCAAGGTGAGATTGCTGCACTACGCAGATTAACATATTTACGGGATGAAGTAAATGCCTGAAAGAGATTATGGACTAGGTGGCAGCGAGGCTCGTGAAGCTTATGATTCAGCGAAAGCTAGTGTAAAATCAAAGCCTACTGTCAGACCAAAGGCTAGACCTGAAAAAAGCGATCCACCCCCTGTTAGGCCAAGGGCTAGGCCTATAGAGGAAGCTGAAACTATATCTGTGAAAGAGAGCGACACAGACGCTTTAGTGGGTATGTGGGATGCAGTTACAGGAAACTTTACTCCTTCAGACGAAAGTTCCTTAGGCAGAGAAGTAATAAGACAGATAGAAAAAGATGCACCAAAAGAAAGCCCAAATATAAAGCTTCCTAGTAAACCTTCCTTGAATCTAGGCCCAGCTAGTTTAAGTGAAAAAGGCATATCCCTTGATTGGGCTAATGTATTTGAAGGTTTACTAAAAGATAAGCTCCCCAATAATGTGAGAGTAAATAAACTAAAGTCTTCTTGGGATGGTGGAGATACGATAAAACTTTTAGATGCAAATTTTACTTTTGCAGAGGGTGGTAAAGTGAGCGATCAAGCACAAACAGAAATGGAATTAATTATGAACGAGCAGAAAGACCCTGTAAGTGGTAACACTGCTCCTATAGGTGCTAAGCCTTCTGAGGTACGTGATGATATTGACGTGCGTGTTAGCGAAGGGGAGTTTATCGTTAATGCACAGACGGTACGTTACTTTGGGGAAGACTTCTTCAATGAGTTACAGAAAGCTGCAGCAGAAGGTTTTGAGCGTATTAAAGAAGGTGATGAGCTACCATTCAGAGATGATGAGCTAGACGTTGAAGAAGAAGAGATGCCTCAAGGTTTTGCAGAAGGCGGCGTAGTACCTGAACCTGTTGGGGGCGGCTACGGTCAGTACGGCGGTACTAGTGCTAGGTTCTCTGGCTTTGAAAGTAAGCAATACATTAATGATGAAACTAAACAAAAGATGGTTGTGTTCTTTTTTAATGGTAGGCCTCTAAGCAGAATACCTAAAGGTTTTCGTGAAATGGGTGAGACTGCTGTGGAAGAGCAACAAGAGGCAGAGGTTGCACAAGAGGTACGATCAGAGGCAGATGATAGGAATAGGGTAGCTCTTGAAGAGATTAAACAAGGTAAAGTAGACTGGAAAAGAAAGAACCCAAAAGATTGGGGTATGGATGAATTTAAACAATATAACAACTCGTTGTTTTTAGATGTAAAAGAAGGTTCTAATCCTTTGGGTTTAGACCAAGGAGAGAAGTTAGTAAGCGGTCTTTTAGGTGGCGGCATTTTAGGTAAGATCGCAGGTGGCGGTGCTAATGTAATAGAAACACTGATAAAGAAAAGTAAAGAAAAAAGAAGTCAGGAAATACTAGACCGCTCTAATGAGATATTGTCCTCTGTTGATTTTATAAGAAATGAAAATGGTGAGATTGTAGACAGAGCTACAAGACAGCCTTTACCTAAAGAACAGACCGATTTGTTAAACACTGCAGGGGTAACTAGTGAGTCTACTTATCTAGCATTAAGTATAAATAACGCATTAAAGGATAAGCAAAAAAAAGACAGAGGTATTATATCAGAAATAACGTCTAGCTTAGGTGTTGGTTCTAATGATGCTTATAAAGAAATGGTCAAAGAGTTATATAATAAAGGCTTAGTTGCAACACCGGGCGGCAGGGAACTAAGTGATTTTGATTACCTAGACCCCTATGATGACCCTTATGGCATTGCCTTAGAAGGTTACGAAGATATGCTAGGTGTTAGTGATAGGTTAGACAGGTTAGGGTTAGCAGAAGAGGTCACTGAAGAGCGTCAAAAGTACGACCCTAGAGATGCTAGTATGTCTGGTGGAGCTAAGAAAAACCTACTTACTGAAAGAGATCAAGAATCCTTTAACCATGCAGTAGATACTGGTAACGATGATTTAGTGTTCCACTATATAGCTATAAACAATCTACGTAACAAAAAGGAAAACTTTGCTGAACTGTATGCCTCTTCTTCTGAAAAAGAAAAAGCTAGACTAATGAGCATGGAGAGATGGGATGGCCTTAGTAGAGAAGGTAGAGAGAAAGCTATAGCTTCAATAGTAACACAACCAGAGCCGAAGCCAGAGCCGAAGCCAGAGCCAGAGCAAAACTCTAGCGGTTCTAGTAGTAATAAAGAAAGCTTCCATGATAAAATAGTAAGAGAAGCAAGAGAAAGAAGAGAAAAGAATGAAGCTGCAGGTCTTGGTGCTCAAACAAAGGCAGGTAGTATGGCAGGAACTAAATCAGGATTTTTTGATTGATAATCAATAACCCTACTAAATAACTATAAGGCTACCCAGCTTCGGCTGGCCCCAACATAAAAAGGAAAACAACTATGCCTGAACTAGCAGAAGTAGAAACACAAAAGACAGCAGGTCTTGTAAACCCCAAGAAACCTACACCTCTAGAAGAGAAGATTAAGAAAGAGGAAGAAGAGCTAGAAGCTTTGATGAAGTCTCGCACTGAAGAGATCGAAGAAAAAGCAGAAGCCCAAGAAGATAAACCTGCTAAAGAAGAAAAAGAAGAACTCTCTGGTGAAGAGCGTACATACAAGAAACGCTACAGTGATCTACGTAGCCATCTTAACAAGCAGTCTGAAGAGTTAAAGCAACTCAAGGCGCAGCTAGAAAATGTACAGAAGACAGGCAAGGTTCGTGCTCCTACGTCAGATGAAAGTATCGAAGCGTGGGCAGAGAAGTACCCTGAGATTGCTGGCATTGTCGAGACTATCGCAGAGAAAAAGGCACAAGAAAAGTTTAGCTCTGCAGATGAGCGCTTGAAAGAGATTGACAAGATCAACTCAGAAGCCCAGCGCACAAAGGCACAGAACGAAATCCGTGCTATGCACGAGGACTTTGATGATTTACGTGGCAGTGATGACTTTCACGATTGGGCTGGTGAGCAGCCTAAGTGGGTGCAGGATGCACTGTACGAAAACCAAGATGACCCTCAGTCCGTAATACGTGTCATTGATCTATATAAAGTAGACAAAGGCATGGATACCAAAGGAAAGAGGAAGAACACTAAAGATGCAGCATCTGCTGTAAAAACAAAACGTGTCTCTAAACCTGACAGTGATACTACTGCTGGACACTTGCGTGAGTCTGATGTGCAACGTATGAGCGCACAAGAGTACGAACAAAAGTCAGATGATATCATGGAAGCTATTCGTAGCGGAAAGTTTGTATATGATATTTCTGGTGGTGCGAGATAAATAAAGTATTGACAATACACAAACACTATGTTATAACTGTGTATGTTAATAAGGTGTAAGTATGCCCTGTTAGACGTTTCAGCAACCATACTTACATCTTACATTAAGCGAAGACAAATATGATAAGACTTACCTGCTCTATTATAGGCCCGACTGACATTAAACTAGGCCAAGTTTCTTTGATGTCGCACCCTAGAACGAACAGCCTCTTACCTGATTGTTCTGCTTATAAAATGCTAAATAAGCCTAACTATCTAAGGAGGATTTAACTATGGCTTTCGCAACAGCGTCAGGCTATGGTAATCTACCAAACGGTAACTTTAGCCCAGTAATCTACAGTAAACAGGTACAACTTGCTTTCCGCAAGGCCTCAATTGTAGAAGCAATTACTAACTCTGATTATTTCGGAGAGATTGCTAACATGGGTGATTCCGTCAAGATTATCAAAGAGCCTGAAATCACAGTGAAGTCGTATGCCCGTGGCACGACTATCACACCACAAGACCTTGATGACGAAGACTTTTCTTTGACAGTAGACAAAGCTAACTACTTTGCCTTCAAGGTGGACGATATCGAAGAAGCACATTCCCATGTCAACTTCGGTTCAATCGCTTCTGACCGTGCAGCTTATCGTTTGGCTGACCAGTTTGACCAAGACGTTCTTGGTTACATGGCTGGCTTCAAGCAATCAGCTATTCACGGTAAAGCTAACGCAGCTAACACAACCGTAAACGGTTCTAAAGCTGTATCAACTGCTGGCTCTGATGAGCTTCTGTCAAGCATGAAGCTAGACGCTTCTGACTTTAACAGTGGTTCAGCAGGTAACTCAATCGTAGTTAAGCCCCGTACTGGTGCTGACTCATTGAACACTACAACAGCTAACGCTACACCTATGCAAGTTATTGCACGGATGTCACGTAAGCTTGACCAGCAAAATGTAAGCACAAATGATCGTTGGCTCGTCATCGACCCGGTGTTTGCAGAACTGCTTAAAGACGAAGACTCTCGTTTGTTGAACGCCGACTTCGGTGGTTCAGGACTACAGAACGGTCTGGTCTTCAATAACATTCACGGCTTCAAAGTCTACATGTCCAACAACCTTCCTGAAGTAGGTAACGGTCCAACCTCTACCACATCTACAGGTTCTTCACACTATGGTGTGTTGGTTGCAGGTCATGCTACTGCTGCAGCAACTGCTGAGCAGATTAACAAGACTGAGACTTACCGTGATCCAGATTCATTTGCAGATATCGTTCGTGGTATGCATCTATATGGACGCAAGATTCTTCGTCCTGAGGCGCTCGTGAACGCAATCTACACATCTGGTCTATAAGGGAGGAATGAGATATGGCACTTGGTGATAATACTCTTGCTTCTGCTCGTGGCGTTTCGCAGCGTGGTCGCAACCCTTATATGGTTCAAACTACCTTAAACTGGGCTACAGCTTTGTCTGACAAAGGTTCTGCTCTTGCAGCTTCCGATGTCATTCCTGTGATTGCTGTACCTAAAGGTACTATGGTCCTGAACGCAGGTATTGAAGTTGATACTGCTACCGATGGTTCTACTTTCACAGTAGACTTGGGTATGGTTGAT